CCGCACAGTGCGGGAAAATCCCGCACGAGCGCCTCGATGCGCAGCTGCTCCCAGCGTGCGCCGGCCTTGGTGCTGCTGACGTCTTGGGCGTACCTAGCGAGCGCCTCGGCGAACGTGCGTTTGGGGAACACGCCTCGCTTGGCTGCCAGCAGCGCAGCCTCTTCTCGGATGCCCCAACTCGTCGCGTCGGCCTTGGTGGCAAAGACAGCCGACATGCGAACGCCGTTGCGCTCGATCTCGACGCGCCACTTGTCTTTGAGCTTCCTGATGTACACCGTGCAACGCCTATGCGTATACGTCGGGACGCAACTCTTTTTTCTTCTTCAAGTAGGCCGCGTGTGCTTCTTCAGCCGTATCAAAGTAGCCGATGTGGTGCTTGACACCGTTGGATCGAATTTCAGCCACAAACCGCTGATTTTTTGCTACCTGCCACACCCCAAGGTATCCAGTTTTGTTGTGGACTCTAGGAATGTGGACGTTGTGGCTGTTGCCAGACTCAGTGATCTCTCGCAGATTGCATATGGCGTTGTTGCTGCGATTGCCATCAATGTGGTCTACCGGCCACTGGGGCCACTCACCGTAGGTCATGGCCCAGGCGACGCGATGCACTTTGCAGTGCGACCTGTCAATCATCACCTCGCGGTAACCGGCGGCGGTTCGCGCTCCAGCCAAATCCCCCGGCTTGAACCGTTGAGACCGATGAACATTCCACCGCAGATCGCCGGTGCCAGGATCGTATCGAAACACTTCAGCAAGACGCTCAACGGAAACGGGCTCTTTTGGCTTTGGCATCTGACACCCCAAGAACAAACAATTTTTGAATTGTAGGATCTTGGCGGGATTGGCGCACCCGTTGTGCGGGATCGGTGTGCGAGCGCCGTGCGGGATGCGGTGTCGTTTTGTACCGTTTGGCGTCGGTTTCCGTCGGTACTTATCCGGCTCGTTCACCAGGCTACAGCCTATGAAAACGGGCCAAAACCACAATCGTCGTGGTGCCTCGGGTCGGAATCCGGTTCACCTATGAAAAGAGCGACAAATGCGGGATTGGTGCGGGCGTGCCAGCGCCGAGGAGCCATTGTGCAGCAACCGCAAGGGGGTTGCGCAAGGGGTTGCGCTTTGCCCGCAAGGGGTTGCGCTTAGGGTTTGTCCCTGTACGCTGTTACGCGTAACACGATACAGTCACTACATTGCAACCGGAGACAGACATGCAAAACGTACACGCACTCGCACAAGCCACCCTCGCCGCCCGCAAGGTGTCAGGCGTTGAACTCTGCACTCGCGCCAGCAAGGGCCGCGTGCAGGCCGGCTACTTCATGGGCAAGACGTTCATCGACATGAGTGACTGGATGTCGGTTGAGCAGGCCACCGAGTGGATGCTCGGCCTTGCTGAGCAAGTCACCGAGATCAACGCATGACCGCGCCCGTCAAGCCCACCACCCTGCGCCAGCGCGCCTACCGCGAGCGCAAGGCCGCAGCCGAGCTGGCCGAGGTGCGCGGGATCTTTGCGCCGGTGACGCTGCATGCAAAGATCAAGGCAGAGGCGGCGAAGTTGATCAAGCCGGTAGAACAGGCGTGATCACTTCAGCGAATCCATTTTTAGGGGGTCAGCATGAAGATAGAAATCGTGATCAAGCAAGACTCGCTTGGGTTTGATGTGGACCTTCAACCCGACGCGGAGTTTTTATTACTGCCTGACTCTGTGCAGGATGAAATCCTCACAGAGGCTCAACGAGCACTCGGGAACCTCATGATCAGGGACCTAGCAAACCCTTGAGTCGTTTGATCTGCTTCTTGTCAAGGAACATTGAGATGTCCTCGCCCGCGGTTGATAGCTGACCGCGGGTGAGCTGATCAGGGTCTGCAAATTCACCCAGCCTTGGCCCAGGTTTGCCAACCTGCCCCAGACGCTTGCGCGCGTAAAGGTTGCCCATGAATTCGCTGATGGGAGCTCCAGATGAGTTGCCAACAAACACGCCGGGCATGTTGTCGGAGTACGCCGGATGCAAGCCCTTGCTTGTGCCGAGCTGCGGCAGCGCCTCAAATATGGTGTCGCCCATCAGAAACGGGCTCTTGTTCATCACGTTTGGGTCAAGGATCGCGTTCTGCAAATCAGGATAGTTGAAGCCAAAAGTCTTTTGTGCTTCTGCTGAGGAAAGCTTGTCAATGACCACTTTCCGCAAATCTCCGGCGCTGCCGGCTGGCAGCCCCTCCCCCTTGAACAATTGATCTCTTAGGCCACTGTCATTGAAGCCCACGAAATCTTTGTACTTTCCCTTGACGCCTTTGACTGTCGCGCCTCTTACTCGATCACTTAGCAAGTTAAGAGCTGCGGCGCTGGGGTTCACCGTGTCCATGATGGAAAGCGCAACCTCTGTGGGCGTGGTTGAAAAGTTCTCGCCGCCCCTTGGCATGGTGTGCGGAGCCATCAAAACCCTGCCCGATCCACCTAGCCTCAAGTTTTCCTCGATGGCCCGCATCGCCCTGTTGTTTTGACTGGTTGCTGCAGCGGCATTTGAGGCGTAGCCAATTCTGTTGGCTATGTTGTTCAAATCGGCGGCGTACATAAGGCCGCCGACAGACGTGGCCGGGCTGGCAATTTCGATGTCGCTGACGTTGTCAATTCTTCGGTTTCTACTCAACATATCTGTTGGGTAGGTCATGATGCTGGCGCCCTCCCAATCCTTCCAATTGATGGGCGTGCGTGGAGCAATCCCGCCGAGATCGGTGGTTTTGTAGCGGGTGCCAACCAGCGGGTTGGGCTTGAGCGGCGTGTGGGCCAAGTAGGCGGCCGCATCAACACCTGGCGTGAAGCCACCCAGCACCCCACCCGCCACCGTCTTCGCACCCGGCAACGACAGCAGCGAGATCGCATCAAACACCTGCTGCCCACGGCCCCTTTTCATCTCGGGCACATAGCTGGCCGTGCTGCCGGCGTAGGGGTTGATCTGAATCGGCAAGTTGCCGTAGCTCAGCTCGTTGATTTCCTCAGGCGCTTTCATCAGGAACATCGAGCCCAAACCCTGCCCGCCCAGCAGCGGCACTGCCTCGGGCACTTTGACTTGGTCGGCAAAGTCGCGCACGCCGGTGAGCGCATCAGCCAACAAGCCGGCCAGCTTGTTGCGCGGCGTGGCCTTCATCTCTGGATACAGCGAATTGGTTGCCATGATGGTCCTATGCAACGGCGCGCTGTGGCGCACAGATCAGAAACTGAGCCACGACGTGGCACTCGTAGATTTCGTCGTCATCCGCCACCGCAGCGCAGCCGCCGAGCAACAGCGCGATGAGCCACTTCACTTCTTCGCAGGCTTGGCCGTCTTGGCCGCGGCCTTGAATGAGGCTGCAGTGGGTGCGCCGGCCGTGCCTGGCTTGCGCATGCGCTCGCCGGATCCTTCGGCGATGCGCTCACGCTTTGCTGCGATGTTGGAATACAAACCTTGCTTTGCTTTCATGTTTTCTCCTTGGTTGTGGTTTAGGCGACGCCCTTGAGCTTCTCGAAACTGCGCAGGCCGGACAGCCCCAGCATGGCCGTGAGCAGCTCCCACAGGTTGTTGTCAATACCTGGCAGCGGTGGCAGCGGGTGGCCGCTCACGATGCCGCCCCACTCGAGCAGCGGGCGGGCGATGTACTGGCAAGCCAGCGCCATGGCGCACACCCAGCCAATCGCCGGGCGCCAAGACGACGTGAAGGCGCTGGGACTGGCGGCTTCGGCCTTGTTGATGTCGATCTGGCCTTGAACCAACGACAAAGCCGCCGCCATCTGGGCGCGCTCTTGTTCTGACTTGTCCGGCCACACCTTGCCCACGACAGTCTCAATGAGCGAGATCCCGGCGGTGATTGGATCTACTGCCATGGCCACACCCCACCCTTGTCGATCACCAGCGCCTGCCGACGCTGCTTGCTGCCGAAGCTGATGTGAACCCAGCGGCCAAATTCGAGGATCACTTGGTCATAGGTCAATCCTGATGCCACCAGCTTGGCCACGATCTGCTCAGGCGTGCCGAACTGCCGGGCGGTGAAGTCGACCGCCTCCCCCTTGCAGTGCTGACTGCTGGGCTGGCCGCCGACGAGCTTGTTGAGCGCTGGGCTGCGGTAGCCCGACGAGACGTGCAGCGGAGCGCCCAGCAGCACCCGCACAGCCTCGAGGCCGGTGGCGGTGTGCCTGAGCGTCTCAAGCACGTCGGGCGGCGGCGTGTTGTCGATGCCGGATCGAGCTGCGGTGTCGCTGGCTGTCAGCTCGTCTAGGCTGAAGTGAGGCGAGAGCATGTCACTCATCCTTGTCCCCTCTGCCCATCTTGATGCCGGCGATCGTTCCGACGAACGCTCCAACAATCATGTTGAAGGCCGGCTCCATCATCTTGAAAAGTGCGGCGTTGTCGACGCGAGCATCGAAGAATGCGTAGAGGCAAACCGCCGCCGTCGACAGCAGCACCACCGCCAGCGACACGCAGCACACGACGGTGACTGAGTCGCTGACCTTCATACGAAGGCCGCCCCGAACTTGAGGATGGCGAACACGCCAGCCGCGACGAACCAGGCCCCGATGCCGCGCTGCACCCACCTATCGATTTCGGCGCGGTTGGCGGTGATCTGGACGTCGTGCTGAGCCAGGGTCACCTCGACCTTGCCAACGCGCTCGCCTTGGGTGGTTTGCCTTTCCTCCACCAAGATCAGCCGGGTGACGGCGTCGGTGAGCTTGTCGACCTTCGACTCGAGGCGGCGGAAGTCTTCAGAGGTGAGGCCCTCGATCATGCGGACACCTGCGAAGCGGCGATGAACAGGTCATCAACTTCGGTGCTGGTGAGGTTCAGCATCGTCGCCAGCGCGTTCAACGTCGGGCTGGTGCGCTCCCAATCCGTCGCATTTTCCCATGCCAGCCGCTGGACGTTGTTTGGGTCCAGCGTGTTGATGTAAGTGCGAACGGTGTCCAGGTAGCCGCCAGCCGCGAGAACGGCAAGGGCTTGGAAGCGCGTTACCGTGCTAGGGATGGGTGGCGGTGGGGCGACGTAGGGCTCAGGCGTGTTGCCTTCGGCGAGCCATTGCAGATATTGCTGGTAATCGGTGTTGGCGGGGTCGGTAGGAATAAACCAGCCGTCGTCCCGAGCAATAACCTCTGATGTTGCTGTTAGTTTGTACATGATCACAACTCCGCGCTAATTTCGATTTGTGCAGATGTATCTAAACGCCGACCAAGTAAAGTTGCATTGCCAGCCACTAGCCCAGAGCCTACGGTGGCATTTATAACAACAGTTTCAAGCCCAACCCCAATATAAGCCAAACCAGTGACTGTAAGGTCTGTTCCATTTGCTGCGTAAACTCGAAACGAACCAGCAGTTCCAGAACTTGATAGGGTTGGTGTGGCGCGTTTGTTGACCTTGTACGGTAAGACCACTGTGGCATTTGTCGCGGTGGTTACTATTCCAGATGCAAAGGATGCCTGAAGTGAGCCAGTCCCTGCTTGCGGCAAAACCTCAAAATACCTCTGACACAACGCCAACTCCATCCCATACGGGCGTTGCTCAAATGGCGTGGCTACGGGGCCGACTTCGAGTTGGACGTTGAAATGAGTTAATGTGGCGCCAGCATTGCTGACAAGAGAATTTGCACTTGTTGCGCCTGTGTATCCTGCGGCGGCCCATACTCCAGCAGTACCAGACGCAGTTGGGCCTGTCCCGTAAGAAAACAGAACTGACATCCCAACGCTAGTTGTTGTCAACCAGTCAGTAAAAGCGCCCGTCGTATCACCAGGAATAGTGATACTTATTCTTGTGGGTGTTGATGCAACAGGAATTGAATAAGTAAAAGGATATGATCTAGTGCTTGCGCCGTTTCTTATTGATCCGCCAAATGTTCCGGTCAGACTAGATGTTGCATAAAATGAAAGGGTGACAGTTTTTGCACTTGCCGTACCCCATGCCAAATCAGCAATGTTCAAGCCTTCAATTTTGTGAAGGATGCAGAAAACCTCGGACGCAAGCGGCGTGTAAGCAGCAAGTGTTGTTGCAGTTAGTGTGTTGCCAGACGCGCCAGCAGCCACAGCCGTAGAACTTGCTGCTCCAGTCGAGATGCTGTACTTACCCGCAACAGACTGAACAGCCTGCCATTGATCTACTGTGTACGCACCGGTAGTAGGAGTGGTTGTAGTAATACCTCTTTGATTAACGGTGAATGAGCCATTGATAATCTTATTCCGCAGCCCCGCCAACTGACCACCGTTCTGCGAGGCCATTTGCAGGCCATTCACCGTGCCGGTCATCGTCCCGCCGGCCAGTGGCAGATACGGGCTCACCCAGCCGTTGCCGGAGTTGTCGCGCACGCTGGCCAGGAAGGCAGACTGGGCTCGCAAGTAATCGTCAAGTGAGGGGAAGACGTTCTCAGAGCCTGCCGGTGAGTTCGACGCGGGCGTCGTCGACAGGTCTGTGATCAGTGATGGCACAGGCATTTGTGTATCCTTTGAGACGTAAAAAAGCCCGCACGCGGCGGGTTGTCAAGGGCAAATAAGCGGCGGCTTATTGGGCCTGGGTCAGTTGATCAACCCGAGCACGTTGCCGGTTTGCGAGCCGAGTCCCAGCCCCAAGCCCACGGCCTGACGCTGACGAGCGGCTTGCACCTGGCGCATGGCTTGTTGCAGCTGGAGCAGGTTTTGCGGATCTCTCGACAGCAGCGTCTGGCCGATGGCGTCGCGCACCGGCTCGGGCGTTTTGACGGTGTTCCAGAAGTTGCTCATGCTGCGCAGCATGCCCGTAGGACTGCCTGACGCCACGCTGCCGGCCACGTCGCCAGCAGCACCCACCGCGGAGGTGTCTAGGTCACCAATGGCGTACTGACGCGCCGCCGTCTGAGATCCGCGGCCGACGGTTTCCAGGCTCTTCATGCGGCCCTCGGCGGCCATGCGCGAGGCGAATTCGCGGTAGCTGCGCTCGTCACCGAAGACGGCCTTGAGCTTTTCCTGCAGGCCCTTCTGACGCCACAGGCCCATCAGCTCGGTCTGGCCGGCTTGTGCGCCTGCCTTGGCGCGGATGGCCTCGAAGGCACCCAGGGCAAACGCATCGCGCTCGCTGGCACCGTAGCCGCTCATCATGTCGCGGATGGTGGCGTCGTCACGGCTCAGGATGCGCCGGCCGGCGTTTGATGCGTCCATCAGCTGCGAAGGCCCGGCAAACGCATTTCGAGCGTTGGCGTACTGGCCCATGGTGTCGCGATCCAGCTGGGCCAGCAGTTTTCTGCGCAGCTCGTCGACCGACTTACCTTCTGCCGTCAGGTTGCCTGTCACGGGGTCGCGCAATTTAACGAGGGCGTCGTCCATGCCCTGCTTCAGATAGTCCAGATCCCGCATGGAGTAGGTGCCGGTGGGCATGCTGGAGTCTTGCGGCAGCGTGAACGGCTGTTGCTTGTTGCGGGCGATGCGAGCGGCAATCTTGTCGTAGCCGTTGGCCCTGGCCGCATCCACGATGGACGACAGGTTCTGACTGGCCGGCACGTCCATGCGGTGCAGTCGCTCATACAGCGGCGCGGCCTGTGTGGCGCGCTGCTGCATCCAGTCGTCCATCTGCGACGCCATGCGAACACCGCCGACACCAAACGCATCTTCAGCCGAGCCGATCATGCGGTCTGCCCTGCCCGACTGGCGCTGCCTGATGGCGGTCTCGACGGCCGACTTGCTGCGCCCCGGCAGGGTGGCCACGGTGTCCAGCAGCGCGGTGGTGCTCTGGCCGGATTGGCCGCCGGCATCCACCACGCGAGCTTCGGGGCCCAAGCGCGTCATGCGAGCGCCTGCCTGGCTCAGCGGATCTGACACGCCCGGCGCGGCGTCGCGGATGAAAGCCTGGGCGATCTTCTGCCGGGCGTAGTCCATGGCGGCCGAATCATCAAAGCGCTGCATGACGTTGGAGCCTGCAGCGCCCGCAGCGCGCACCAGCGGCACGCCCAGGCCGCCCATGGCCGTGCCAACGACGCCGCCTTTGAGCGAGTCGTCTACCTTGCCGCTCACGTCGGGCGCAGTCGATGAGCCCCAACCATTGAACAACCCAGACACGAAGCCCGTGCCCAAGCCCGACACAACCTGAGTGGCCATGGTCTTGGCCGGCCCAAACAGCTTGGCGATGGGCCCGCCCACCGGCAGCGAACTGATGAACTGGTCGGTGGCGGTGCTGAGCGGCTCGTCCTTGAGCTGCCGGTCCACAGCGCCCCGGTAGGCGTCGCGCACGGCCTCGTAGTTCTGCTGGTAGGGCTTGCCGTTGAACAGCGTCTTGGCGCCGCCCACGACACCGCCGGCGATCTCGTCGGCAAAGCCAAACGTCGGGCCTTGCATCGCTGCAAGAAACGCGCGCTGGTCGCGCCCGAGGTTGGCCCCCGGTGCGGCCGCGGGCGACACGTCGGTGACGGGCTGGTCACCGGGCAGCAAGTAGCCTTTGATTTGCGGGGCGGGTGCCGGAGCTGGTGGCGTGGCCGCAGGTGGTTGGTAGTTGGCCTGCGCGTAGGCAATGATTTCCGACTCGCTGGCGCCTTCTGGGTGGCGCACCGGTATGACCACGCCGCCGGGGCCCTTGACGTTGGTGATGGGCATGTCAGCGTCCTGGTGTTGGCTCGATGGCCCAAGTGTCATCAAGCGGGTCGCCGATGCCTTGGAAGATGTTGTCGGGGTTCAGTTGGTACAGCTTGGCGTTCTTGCTGAACCTGTCCTTGGCCATGGCCATGCGCTTTTGAGCCACAGCGGCCATGGCGGTGGTCAGGTTGGTCATTTCGGTGCGCTGGTTGGGCGTGAGCTGCTCGCCGGTCAGCGCCTTGTTGAACAGCGCCTTGACGTAGTCCAAACCTCCGGCGGTCTTGACGATGGCGGCGTAGTCGGCCTCGCGCACCGCGCCATCTGGGTCCAGCGCCTTGGCGAATTTGTAGATTGCCGCCTGATCCTTGAGCGCGCCGCCTTGCTTCAAGATGTTGCCGATGTCTTGGGCGGTGCTGATGATTCCCGCGTCGAGCTTGGTGCGGGTCGTGAAGTCCGCGCCCAGCTTTTGCTCCATGTCGAAGCGGTCCTTGGGTGCCAGGCCCAATTCGTTGCGGGGCAGGTTGATGGTGGTGCCTGGCGGACGCTGTGACTGCTTCCAGTCTTCAAAGTTGCCTTTGTAGCCTTGGCCCACAGCAAACTGGTACTCGGCAATCGCCGACGGCTGTGAGCCGGCTTTTGGTGCGCCCTTGGCCAGCGGTTGGAAGGTCTTTGGGTCGACCAGCATGTCACCCTCGCTCAGCTTGAGCGGTGTGCTGTCCTTGGTGATGGCGTTGAGGTACTCCATGGGCTTGATCTGGCCAGAACTCATGGCTGTGTAAAGCTGCTGCTTGTACGGGTCCACCGGCGCGAGCTTGGCTGCGTTGGCCCTCGTCGGGCCTTGGCCATCACCCAGCGCGCTGTCCAGCATGGTCTGCTGCGGGCTGGCAATCGAGGCGCGGAACTTGGCCTCGTTGTCGCGCGCAAGCTGGGCATCGGCTTGTCGTTGCCGCATGTCTGCCATTTGCATCTCGAACAGCTGCTGGCGCTGCTTGCGCTGATCCAGCTCGCCGTCCTGATCACGCGCCTGGTTGTAGCCCACCAAGCCAGACACGCCCGCCCGGCCGATGTTGTTGAACGGCGTGCCTTGGCGTGCGCCTGCAAGCCCGCCGAAGGCAGCGCTGAGCAGGCCTTGGCCCTCTGGCGTGCCGATGAAGTCCAGGAGCCCACTCATTGCGCCGCCCCTTGATGCGCGTGAGTAAACATGCGACTTTCACCAGCCGCTCGCGCATGAGCAGCCTCCCCTATCGTGCTGTGCCTGCCAAGGTTAATGGTTCGACCATTCAACATGATGTGAGCCTTCCATTTTGATGTTCGCTGATCCCAGCACACTCCATTGATGCCAGAGGTGCTGTTCTTGTTGACGCCGCGGTTTTGCTGGTTTTGCGCCCGAGTGACGGCGCGCAAATTGGCGAGTCTGTTGTCGTCGCGTTGGCGATTGATGTGGTCAATAACGCCGTCAGGGAACTGGCCATGCACATACAGCCAAGCTAGACGGTGAGCGTTGTACAGCCGCCCATTGATAGCGATGCGGATGTACCCATGCGGATGTCGGCAGCCCGCCACCATCCCAGCCGGATATTTTTTGCACGGGCGAACCAGCCAGGTAAACAGGCCGGTGGCTTCGTCGTAGGCAAGCAACTGCTTAAGCTGCTCTTGCGTCATGTCAGCAGGCATCACCGACCTCCCATCATTTCGAGTAATTTCTGCTGAGCCTGCCGGCGCTGCATCTCTTCTTGCATGCGGCTTTGCGATTGCGCTTGCTGCTCTTGCAGCAGGCCCATGAACACCGGGTTGCCACCGCCGCCCATCTGGGGCGCGGGTGCTTGCATCGGCGGCGTGTCAGGCGACAGCAAACCTTGCGCGGTCTTGGCTGCACCGAGCGCTTTGCCGACCGGCTTGATGACCTTGTTGGCCTCGTCCAGGTAGCCCTTGGCCTGGGTGCCGTAGCGCGACAGCTGATCGAACATGCTTGAGCCGCCCATGCCGTCCACGGCGCCGAAGTAGCTCTCGCTGGTGGCGGGGATGTAGCCTGTGATGCCTGCGCCCACGTTGCCTGCGAGTGAGGCTTCGGTGCCTGCCAGTGCGTCCGCAGCGCTGATGCCGTCCAGGATGCCCGCACCGGCAGGAACTGCAGCAGCGCCCGCCGTAGCGGCACCAGTAGCGGCAGCACCAGTGGCGCCAGCGCCCAAAGCAGCGGGTGCGGCAGCACCGCCCGTGGCGGCGATGGCGCCCATCATGGCGATGCGCTCAGGGGTCAACCATTTGAGTCCGAACATCACTTGACTCCTTTGGCTGGCGCTGCGCCGGCCGGTTGCATCACGGCTTGTGGCGCGATGTAGGGGTTGGGCGCGCTGTTGAACATCGGGTTGCTGAACTGCGCAGCGGGTGCGGACGGCATAGCCTTTGCCCACTCAGGGATGGCCATCATCTGGCTGTTGGCCGTGGGCTGCCCGAACACCAGCTTGCCGTTGACGATGCTGAACTTTCCGCCTGGCAGGCTCATGGCAGGCCCCTGCGAGCTGGGCTGCTGGACGTACTGAGGCATGGCCTGCATGCCCCGCGTGCTGTTGAACAGTGGGTTGTTGAACATCACTTGCCACCGCCCTTGCCGGTGGTCGTCGAGGTGCCGCCCAAGTTGCTGCCGAACACGCCGGACATGGCCGCGAGCTGCTTATACGGCAGATCCAGTTGGTCCTGGTACTGCTGGAAGCCGAAGTCCTTGTTTTGCTGGTCGAAGTTGCGGGCGTAGGCGCCGGCGTTCATCAGCTGCTGGGCGTCGTTGTACTTGGCTGCGCCGTAGGTCGGCGCGAGCTGCGCGGCTTGCAGCGCTCGGTTGTTGCTGTCTTGGTAGTCCTGCCCGTACATCTGGCTGGCGATGTCGCCCAGCTGCTTGCCGGCGGCCACCTGCTGGTTTTGCAGCGTCTGCTGCAGGCCGGAGTTGCCGAAGCTGCCAGAGGCGACCATGGCGCTTTCGGTCTGCGGCTTGGTCATGTTGTTGAACTGATCCACCACCGAGCCCTGCGCGCGGCTGACAGCCTGATCCAGATACGGATTCGACTGCCCCGGTTGCATCATTCGTTGCAGGGATTGAGCGCCTGCGTTCATGGTCGCGTCGCCGCCTTGGGCGCGTTGGGCCACCATGTTCAGCCCCTGCTGCTCGGCGCCCGTGGGCCCGGCGTAGCGCTGGCCGGTGAAGGGCTGGTAGCCCATGTTGCCCAAATTCATCGCCTTGTTGGAATAGGCGGTAGCCAAGCCCTTCAGCTCGTTGGGGATGGACTGCGTGGTCGTCGACGACTGGCTGCCGCCCTTGCCGTAGATGATGCGGCCGGCCACCTTGCGGGTGCAGTCGTCGTCAAACGGTTCGCCGAAAAGTTTTACTCGTGAGATGTACATGGTCAGACCTCGACTTGAAGAATGGAATACAAGGGCTGGAAGCCCAATTTCTGGCGATACAGACGAGCTTGTGCGGGCCCGGCGGCGCAGCGGATGGTTGAGCACCCGAGCGAGGCGGCCATCGTCTTCAGCGCCTCAAAAAACAGCTCAAAGCCTCCGTTGTGCGCCACCAGATCGGTGACGAACAGCGTGCGCAAGTTGGGCAGCTGATCGACCCTCACGACGCCCCAGCCGACGATCTCGGTGCCGTCGTGCATGGCCAGCAGCGTGCGCTCACCCCTGCTCAGCAGCATCTTCAGTTGGCTGCCGGTGATCTCGCCGCCCGAGACATCACACGCCTCGTGCAGGCAGGCCGCGCCGTCGCGCCAGGCGCGGTCGATCTGCTCGAGCGGGACAGGCCAGAGCTGCATCAGGCGCCCGTCAACGCTCTGCACTGAACGAAGGTGCCGGGCGTGCCGCCCACGGTGCACAACCAGCCCAGCACGACGTACTTGCTGCCCGCGGTGCCCAGCTCGCTCGGCGCGCTGTTGCGGATGAAGTCACCCGGCGCAAAGGTGCCCGACGTCGGCACCGAGGTGGCTGCGTTGTGGACAGCGGTGATCTGGCCTTCGGTGAGCTGGTTCACCTGCTGGTTGGTGGCCCGCCACAGGTCTGTCAGCTTGCGCTCGTACAGGTTCCGATCAGCCGGAAAGCGCGGGTAGACGTCGAGCTTCATCGTGAGCCCGCCGGCTTGAGATCCGCACGCACGGCGCTGGCCTTCCAGTCGCCGGTCTGGGCCACCGCGAATCGGTGGAACCTGGCGCGCTGGCGCATGTCGTGGCGGCCGTCTGACTTAGACGCGCTTTGGCTGGTGGACAGCGTCACGCCCTCCTCGTCGCGGGTGAAGCCGGTGGCCGTCGAGGTGGTGGGCGCCTGCGCATACCGGATGCGCACCTTGTCGCAGAAGCTGTAGCCCGACTCGTCGCCGACGTCGCCGGTGGTGATGGAGCTGGACGTGCACGCACCCGACAGCGACTGCACCACATGGCTGGTGTTGAAGACGGCCGACACCTGAGCGCCGGCCACCCAGAACGGCGAGTCATAAGGTATCGCCGGGCCTGCGTCATACGTCGTGATCGTCGCGTTGCCTGCGTAGGTCAGCGCCGGGCTGACGTAGCTCACCGCGGCCTCGATGGCGCGGTTGGCACGGCCCCACTGTTTGGTGAGGACGTGATAGACGACGCAGCTGTCCAGCGTGGTGCTGGCCGTCGAGCAGTAGTGAATCGACACCGTGTAGTTGATGCGGTCCCAGATCAGGCTCGTCTTGAACCGATAGTTGGGGTTCATGTCGCTGAACAGCCAGTTGCGGATGGCCACGGCGTTGTCCAGCGGCCGCGGGGTGGTGCCGTCGTAGACGTAGACGTTGTCTACGCCGACGAAGATGTGCCCGATCAGCGTGTCGACGATGGCCTCTTGGCCGACGCAGCCGACGTCGTTGGACACCTGGCGCCACTCCCACACGGTGGGTGCGCCGGAGTAGCGGCCAACGAAGACTGAGCGCAGCTTGTAGGCGACGATGTCATCACCGAAGCGCTCGGTGGCCAGCAGAGGCCCCGCACCGCCCACCAGCCGGCCGGTGGTGCACTGCGTCGAGATGGCCGGCGTCCAGTCGGTCTCGTTGTTGAGCGCGGAGCACCACCACCGATCAGGGCTGCTGCCGTAGGTGGCGTCTGTCGTTGCAAAGGCGATCACAAAGCCCAGCGTCTGCTCAACAAACTTGGCCTGGGGTGCCGAGGCGATGTCGGCGAAAGCCAAACCAGATCCGGTTGAGCGCTGGATCTTGGCGGTCGGTGTGGCGGCGATGGTGCTGTTCCCAAACGGAATGAACACCCACCGATCCTCAGTGCCCAAGGTGTAGCTGGCGCCGCGCGAGCGATCGTTCCAGGTGGCGCCGTCCCACTCGTAGATCTTCGACGCGGTGCCGGCCAGAAAGCGCCGCGAGCCCGACAAATCCGACACCACCGCCGAGCCTTGGCAGGTCGCCGCCAGTGCCGTGACGCCGGTCGTCGCAGCCGACGGCGCGCCCTTGAGCCCAGCCTCGAACGGGATCGTCATGACGCAGTCGGTGAGCACACCCGGCGTCATCGGGTCCAGGTCGGGAGAAAAGCCCAGCAGCGGGGTCACAGCGCACGCACCCTCATGGCCGTGCCCGAGCGCAGCGCGGCGTCGTCAACGAACTGAAGATCACGCATGGCGGCCTGGTAGCGCGACTCGTAGGCCTGCGCCTTGTCGGCGTCCATCAGGTAAGCCGAACCCTCAACCAGGCAGGCGTTGAGGTAGACCGTCGGGTGGTTGGTCAGCAACCAGTTGGTGCTGGCTGAGGCCAGCGGGGTGAAGCGCTGGTAGTAGGTCACCGCCACCGTGTAGACACCGTCCGGCGTGGGGCCGAACAGGAGCGAGTCGGCGACGATGGCATACACCCGAGGCTGTGCGGTGTAGTAGGCGTCGGGGTACTTGCGGTCAAGGTACTCGGGCGTCACCACCGACAGCGCACCGGGCGGGCTGGTGCCCGACAGGGTGAGGTTTTCCAGCTCAAGGAAGTCAGACGGCAGCGCCAGCGACTGCACCCCGGCCACCGTGCTCAGTGTGGTGTTGACCACCTGCTTGCGCAGCCGCAGATCACGCGCGATCCTGCCCTCGGCGAGGGTCACGAAGTCAGGGATGACGGCCGTGAGGTCGGTGCGGTTGAGCCAGTTGGCCACGCTGGCCAGCAAGTCAGAGTAGGTGGCCAGTGCCATTTAGATCTGCCCCTTCCAGATGCGGAAATGCGCCAGCGCCGGGTCGTTCAGAAAGCGCCGCTGGTGCGCCTGATCACGCGCCAGGTCCTGCAGGCCGATGTGGTTGTCGTTGCAGTACTTCTCGACCAGCACGACGGGCACCGAGGCCGCCAGGCGCATGTCGGACGAGCCGTGCAAGCCTGCTTTGTGCATGGCCTGGGCGCGCTCGGCGTAGGGCGTGCAGTCCTGCGTGGTGCCGGTGTGCAGCGCGCCGTCCTCGAGCGCCACGGTGGTCACCACCCCAGGTGCGGCTTGGATGTCGGTGCGCAGCATCAGCTGTTTTCCAGCGGGGCGACGTTGACCTGGCCGGCACTCGCGCCCTGGATGTAGGCGATGTGCGTCAAGCCCTTGGGCACTTGCAGGTAAATCGAGTCGGCCGGCTGCACCAAGATGTCTTGGTTGGTGGCCGTCACGCCGCTCAGGCCCAGCTTGACGTAGCACTCGTTTCGAGCGGCCACGC